GCTAACCATCGTTAATGCGAAGAGTGGTAGCGGAAAGACGACGCTAGCCGTAGCATGCGCCAAGATAATCGGAAAGCCGTTAATCTATATCTTTTCGCCAGTCGAAGAGAAGGCGATGGGCTACCGTCCAGGCACGCAGCAAGAAAAAGAAAAGGAATACTTAACGCCGTTGAAGGACGCGCTACTCGAAATCGGAGAGGTTCCGGATAAAGTTATCTATGATCCCGATAATCTCGACGCAATGAAAGCCGGTCACGTTTGGGTGTATCCGATGAGCCATACGTTCGCACGCGGAATTAATCTGAAGGATAAAACGGTAATCTTAGCGGAATCACAAAATTACTCGCGTGGTGATATGAAGAAAATTCTTACGAGAATTCACGATTCATGCACGGTTGTAATCGAAGGTCATACCGGACAATGCGATTTGCCTGATCCAAGAAAAAGCGGATTTGCACCGTATATCGAACACTTCCGAGGAGAGTCGTACGCAAAAGTCGTAGAGTTAACGGTGAACTTCCGAGGCAGGCTTTCGCAGCACGCGGATAAATTGGAATGGTAAAGGAGGAAATAACCGTGGAAAATAAAGAAACGGTAACAATTTCGAAAGAGGAATACGAACAATTATTAAGCGATAGTCATTTTTTAAGTTGTTTGGAAGCGTGTGGTGTAGATAATTGGCACGGTTATAGCGACGCAAGAGAAATGGAAATCGAAGAAGAATACGAGGAGGAATCCCGATGAAAAAGGCGATTATTACCGTAGCGGCAACTACCGTAATCCTAACGTCCGCCTTAACGTATCACAAATACACCGCAACGCCAACGCCAGTCGTCGAATATAACTCGGTCGTCCGTGCGCTAAACTCCGAAACGCAAATCGTAGGTCTATCCGGCAAGATAGAAAAACGTGTGCGCTCGGTTGACGACAAGTGGTATGGTGATCGAACGTACGACTTAACGGTGCGAGGTGATTTTAAGCTCGGCGTTGATACGAAAGACATCGAAGTGAGTACGAAAGGAAACACGGTAACAGTCCGATTCCCTCATGCGAAGGTAATTAGCGCGTCAATCCCTTTCGACAAGGCGATTATTAACGAGAATGTCGGAGTTATGCGAAAGGACTTCACGACGGCAGAGTCGCAAGCCATTTTCGGCAAAGCGCGTAAGGCTGCGGTGAAGGAAGTCGGTAGCGATAAGGGATTAAAAGATACGGCTGAGACGTCGATAGGCAGGACGCTAACTCGGCTAATTAAAGAAGTCCCGAATGTAGACGAAGTTAACGTGGAGGTGGCGGAATGATTAAAAGACTTATTCGCAAACTCTTCGATAAAGGACACGTATATGATTACGATACTTGGAAGTGCAAAAAGTGTGACCACGAATACAGCCATTTTATAAACGAATGGTGCAAAGGAGGTTCGCGACAATGACAAACGTTAAGCGCCTCATCAACGACGGCAACGCGGAAATCATCGAACAACTTACGCAGCTCTACGAGTCAGGCGAAATGGAAGGCGTGATCATCGGCGTTAAGCTAAAGAACGGCGAGTATATCACAGGATTTAGTAATACGCTTACTTATTTGGAAAATATCGGATTAGCGCATGAAATTGCGAACGACATTCGATATAGAGCGGAAATGGAGGATGAGTGATGAGGACTACGGCTTGGAAGCGAATGTTTGTCTGTTCGGATTGCGGTAGTACCAAATTAAAAGGCATTGTCGCCATGTATTGCGGAGAGTGTGGCTGCGATAAAATCGAGATAATTTTAAAAAGATATCGTTGGATATCGATATTTAAAAGACAGGCGGAATATAAACAATATAGCGTTTTTGACCTTCCGCATAAATATTCAAAGGAGGAAATCGAATGAGAGTTAACGTAAAAGTGAAACGTTTAAGCGAAGACGCAATCTTACCGTCATATGCAAAGCAAGGCGACGCGGGCGCGGACATTTGCGCAAGCCAAGACGTCATCATTAAGCCAGGCGAAACGGTCGTAATTCCAACGGACATCGCGATTGAGATTCCGCCGAACTACGAAGTACAAATTCGTCCACGTAGCGGAATTACTGCGAAAACTAAGCTACGCGTTCAACTCGGAACGGTCGATAGCGGATATCGTGGACCAATCGGAGTTATCATCGATAATATTGCAGCGCCAGTCGTTGCGGTACAAGACGGCGATTTAGTTCCGTTTATGGCGTATCCGAAAACGTTGGACGGCGAAGACTATACGCGCCTTTGGTATCCGCGAGGGACTTACGTTATTCGAAGAGGTGATCGGATTGCTCAGGCGATAATTAATCAGCATGAGACGGCGTTGTTTAGCGAAGTTAACGAGCTTAGCGGAAGTGAGCGAGGTAACGGCGGATTTGGAAGTAGCGGGGTGAGAGGCGAATGACTACGTATATGTTAATCGTTACAGACGACGCAAATATGCAAAGAACTCGTTCAATTATAACGGACGACTTGCGAATTGATTTTATCGGAATTGGTGAGGCGACAATCGGACGACATTACCGAGGACAACGCCCAAACGTCATAGTGAATCGCTCAAATTACTACGATTTAAGTAATACGAAACACGAATATATCGACGATTGGTACCATCGAAGTTTATTAGCGTGCGCTGATAAGAACGTAAAAATTTATGACGGAGTTGATAAGTAATGTACGATTTAAATAATTTACCGCAAAGAGACTGGAATAAAACGCTAGAACACGAAGAGGTTTATCGCGGAAAAACTCTACGAATCTATTCCGTTAAACCTCAAGCGCATTTAATCGGAGTAACGCAACCAGTCGGCATGCTCGAAGGATATTCGGCGGACGCAATTCTCGTTAAGGCTTTCGAAAAGAACTATAAAACTCCGTCAAAGCCTGGCGTAGTTGATAAGTACGGCTTCGAGCAAATGCACGGAGAACCTCTCGAATTAGTATCGTTCGTCTACGAGTTTATCTTCGACCGCGCTACTGAAGCGGAAATGAATCGTTATCGACATAACTCTAAAAACTACGAGTCTAGCCGTTATGTTAATTTCTTTAATCACGGATTAACCATCGTATTTCCTGACGATTGTGTGACCGATGAGCAGAAACGAGAGCATATCGAACTGGACGTATTACACGATTTCAAGCGATATACGGATGTCATTCTCGACAATAGAGCGAAAAAACAAGCGGCGCGCAGACGTCTTGGAACGTATCAAGCGGTTGAATCTGCATTCGCTATAAATCTACGATCATTATGGCATATGGCACGACAACGTTCCGCAGAATTATCGCCAAACGGAAAAGAAGCGGAGCCACAAATCGGAGACGTTATGACGCAAGCAGTTTACGCAATCAAGCCGTATTTACCAAGATTCTACGATACTCTAATCGCACAAATCGGAAAAGGGTACAGATAAGCAAGGAGGTTTTATTATCGGATTAGCTACGATTCTTATAACTACGAAACTACTAACGGCAGGCGGAGCGCTTGACATTAATCTAGTTGGCGCCCTACATCCGCAAGTCGATACTAAGCCGAGGATATTTAAAGTCGCAGAGAGTCCGGCTAGAACTTCGGAAAGCAAGGCGCAGCCCGTTAGCGAAACTTACGAAGTTACCGCGTATACCTCCGGCTACGAGTCGACGGGCAAACGTCCTGGCGATGAAGGTTACGGAATTACTACGAGCGGCAATCGAGTTAAGGAAGGATTAACGGTGAGTTGTCCGCAGGAGTTAGCGTTAGGTACCGTTATTGATATCGAAGGCGTTGGCGAAAGGCGCTGCGATGATCGTGGCGGAGCAATTAAAGGGAAGCGGTTGGATTTGTATATCGCGGACTTGGATAGGGCGTTGGAGTTCGGAAGGCGTACGCTGAAGGTTCGGATTATAAAAACGAAGGAGGAATAGTAATGGATAATTTCAGAGCATTTGCGTTAGGTGAAGCGAATAGAGGGAAAGAAATGAAAGTGTTCGATTGGGATAAAGCAGCGACTTTAATCAAGGAGAAAGACGCGAAGTTCGCTTCGGCAGGTCTAAGCGGAGATTGGGAATATACAGGCGGACTTATTCTCGAAGACGGAAGTCCTAATTTCGATGACTATACGTTCTTAGCGTCAACATGGGCGACACCTGAGCTTGTAATTGACGGTGAGTTTATCGATTGCTACGTAATGGAAAGTCAGACGGAGTGGGATAGCGGAACTAAATGGCCACAATCGGCGCTAGATATTCTTCACGGCTCCGAAAAGGAGGCGGACGCGAATGAGTAAAGCGCAACCTGGCGACTTAATCCTCGTCACTAACGCGATGTTTCCAAACGGAAACAAGTACGAAGATGGCGATACTTTGACCGTAATCTCATCCGAGGACGCTACCGTTACAACGGAAAAAGGGCGCTTATTTAACGAAGAGTTCGAGGTAGTTAATTCCGATAGATTAATCGATATTATCTCGAATTTAGCCCGCCGAGTCTCATCGCTAGAAGACCAACTTCGTATGACGCAAGGCAACGTCGAAACTCTAGCGCAAGAGAATGCGAATTTGTCCGCTAAACTTAACGAAACTAGCGAACTTACCGAAATGGCGTTATCGGATATTGTATTTCTTGACGAGCGAACAATGGCGCATAACTTTTCGGTCAACTTGCGAATTGATCGCGAGCAAGATATCGATAAGCTAGCGGAAGCATTTACGAAGTTAGTTACGAAGGGAGACGGTGTTATATGACGCAAGAACAAAGAATCGCAGAGCTTTGCGACGAACTAAAGTCGCTGCTTATCCGCAAGAATCGCGACTATGACGATAGCTTTTCGAAGCAGTTCGCCAAGTATGGCGTTCTTTCCGGACTTATCCGCCTAGACGACAAGATGAGTCGCCTAGAAAACCTCGTAAACGGCGCGAAGGATACAGTAGGTGAAAGCGTTGAGGATACGTTGCTCGATGCGGCAGGGTACGCGGTGCTTACGTTGGTTGAGTTGCGCAAAACAAAAGCGGAGTAAAATAGGCAATTACTCCGCAATTATAAACCGCCATCAGGCGCATCATATCCGTCTAATTGAAACAAATACGTACCACTTGGATATTTTTTATCGGTCTGCATTCGTCCGACAAATCCGTAACGTAACGGCAAAGTATTGACGGCAATGTCAGTCTTCGGAAGAAACGGACGGGCGGATGCGTACGACCTCTTATCGAATTTAAACGGCTTTACATTAGCGGGCGAGTTAACGTCAACTTTTCCGATAATGAGACGTTTATTAATCGGATCATAGCCGACGAAAAGCTCGAAAGCCTCTTCGTTTTTGAATCCGAAAAGTTTGCGCGCTTTGGAGCTGACGTATAAGCGCAGTTGTTTATCTATCGTTATATAAGCGTCATGTGACGCAGAATCGTTCGAAATCCATTCGAAATTATTTGTTTTCGCCATAAAAACAGCTCCTCTTAGCGTTACTTTAACGTTATTATACGCTATTACGCGAAATTGTGACAATAGGACGAGGGATGACGGCGGTTAAAAGTTTTCGGGAGAAATTAGCGAATTAACAAGAAATTAACGGAAGGTGGTCGAAATTTGGAAGCATTCTTAAACAAGATTCACAATTTTGACTGTGTGAACGGTATGAATCAATTACCTGACGGATCCGTAGATTTAACAGTAACTTCTCCGCCATATGATGATCTTCGTAAATATAACGGATATTCATTCAATTTCGAAAAAGTTGCTAAAGAATTATATCGAGTAACTAAAGATGGGGGCGTAGTTGTTTGGGTAGTTGGAGATAAAACGAATAAAGGATCCGAAACGGGTACTAGTTTTAAACAAGCATTATATTTCAAGGAAATAGGGTTTAATCTTCATGACACCATGATATATAGAAAATTAAATTATACACCGTTAACGCATAACAGGTACGAACAGGAATGGGAATACATGTTTGTTTTCAGTAAAGGTAAGCCTAAAACCTTCAACCCGATAAAAATACCTACTAAATACGGAGGTCAAGAAACGTGGGGGAAATCTTCTTATTATAAAACGGATGACGGAACGTTAACGGAAAGACCGAAAGTGGTAGTAAATGATATGAAAATAAAAGGGAATATATTTGAATACAGAACTGGAAGTACCCAAACAGGAAAGATTAAACATCCGGCCATGTTTCCGGAAAAATTAGCGGAAGATCATATTATTTCATGGTCAAACGAAGGGGATATTGTATTGGATCCGTTCATGGGTAGCGGTACAACTGCGAAAATGGCGAAATTAAACAATCGCAATTTTATCGGATTCGAAATAAGCGAGGAATATGTCGATATCGCTAACCAACGTATTAAAAACACGGAAACGGAGGCGATTTAATGGGCGTATCAATGCACGATAAAGAAGCGGGCGATCGTCGTTATTCCGCCAGGTATGCGCTAGACAACGCAAACGGTATCCGATTATTGCTCGCAAACTATAACGCGCTCAAGTCCCGCCAGTTTCTCGGAGACTATGACGCTACTATTATACTAATCGACCTAGAGACGGCAATCTCACGGGCAGGCTTGACGGATAGGCAGCGTCAGGCGTTACGGTTAGTTTTCGAAGAGGATTTAACGCAGGCAGAGGCGGGTAAAAGAGTCGGCGTAAGTCAGGACGTAATCAGCCGATTCATTTCGGTAGCATTAAAGAAAATAGCGGAAGTTTACGAGAATTGGGCGTGGCGTGACGAAGGGTACTCGTTATCGTGTCTTCATACGGTGGAAAACGCATGGTCCAGTACGACGGTAAAGTACGGAAATTATTACGTAACAATACGACATGGGAAACGGAGAGTG